TTCTGCGGCATAAAAATCTGTTGAAATGCGTCAGATGATGATTTTTTCGTCATCCGGGCAAATGCCACAAGATTATTTGACACTGCAGGCTCGGACATGCACACCTTCAGCGCGTTCCTGAGTTCGTCCAGCAGCGTGCTGTCATCGTCTATTGTGCCGGTGAGTTTATACCCTTTTGATTTACAATAGGCGTCAAGCGCCGCCAGGGAATTGTGATCTATGATCCCAGCGTATTTACTGTTATTGAGTATGTACTGTACAACAGGCGCTACATCTTCCGTCACGGTTAAATCGGTGCCGTTCACGGCCGGCAGCTTTCGTGTCCAAAAGGTAGCAATCTGATTTTCTGAGAGTTCAGAAAGCGTCTCGGACCCGCGGAAACGGCATAAGATTGTAGTCATGCCCGCGTATGAAGTCGGCTGCGCTATGCAGGACTTTAACCCGGTCCACTTGACTGTATCAACCTGAGCCGCATCGTCTACCTTATCGGATTTGTTCTTTATCCGGCATTCATACGCGCCCTCGTCAAATGTAAATGTGACAGTTTCCGCAAGTTCATCACCTGTGCCCGCTGTTCTCTTGTATTCATACGCGGTCCAGGCTGATGTTCCTACTTTGCGCCACTCAATAGACAGTGTTACGGTTCTTTCGTCATATTTCCCCTTGCCGTTGAGATACCCCAGCCCGGCGGGAAAATCGATATCCACTTCGTACTCGGTAGCAGTCGCGCCAATAGGACAGGCGCGGTAAGGCCCGGCGTACTCTTTCGCTTCGGCAGCGTCCGCGTCTTCCTGATATGACACCGTGAGGGCGTCATCCGCTACACCGTCAACCCACTGATCCGACCCCCAAAAGCCCGACCACGGGATCTCCTTATCAGTATCAGGATCAATCCTTTTGACTGTATAGACCGGGGCGGATACTTCTGTGCGTAAATATCCTGTCTGATTCCCACCGGCCGTTGGGTGCCCGGGATTCCCTTTTACGGTAGTGCTTCCCACCTCGGTAATCTCATACGTGCCATTGTCTGACAGGCGTTTCTCACCAGTCAGCGGATCAATAACGGAATCAGATAATGACTGTCTAATCGTGACTGTATAACCGCTGCCGGCATCACCGGGATATGTTCCCGGCTCCGGCTTGTCCGTAACTTCCGGCAGGGTTAACCCTGATATTTCAATAGTAATTTTCCCGTCAGCTGCGGAATAAGAAATTACGTTGCATTCACCTGACTCGGTTCCGTAGTAAGTCTGATATACAGGACCATTTCCGTAACCGCTTACGATTTTTTCCCATTTTGTAAGCGTTACATCTACAGATGTGTCAGCTATGCATGCCAGATCTGACCACGTACCCGCCCAGGTGATTTGCACATTTCCGGAATCCAAAAGCACGGCATCAGCATCAGCATCAGCAGCCCACTGCCTGACATCCGGCGCGTTTGTGACCCTGATGTAATCACCCGCTTTAACGCGGATATTCGCATCGGCAAGTATAAACGCCTGCCCGCCGCCGGTACTACTAGAAGGCCTATATCCGGCATAAGCCCAATAAACACCGCAAAAGCTTTTCGGCATGATATGCCAGGACAGGCCGCCGCTTTGATAGTTTGCAGTTGCTTTGCCGCCGGTATATACGACATAACCGCCGGATTCACCGGGATCTACATTGCCAAATGGATCAAGCGTCTTACCTGATGATGTGACCTCGGTGCTGCTGTACCAGCATTTATGCATACCAGCTTCGATATTGTTTGAGGATACATCAGCCCCAGGATCAAAAACCTGATATCTGACATCACTGCCGCTATAGCCTGAAAACGGGGTGTTTCCGATGTAGATATCGGAACCATCAGATTTATAATCGTACCACCCGGCGCCCTGGCACAAAATCATATCTATATACTTTTTATTGCGCCTGTAAAAAGTATGCTTATCCGCAAGGTAATCCGGGAAATGCTTTATCAGGCCGAAATTCTCCGGAACAACCTGCTGCAGCCTGACCTTGTTACCCTGGGCGTTTACATCGTATATAGTAGATGTGTCTGATGTTTTTGCCGGGTTATCAGCCTTCAGCCTGTTCATCATGTACAGGCTATATGCTACTGACGCAACCGCTACAATGGCCGCAACAATAGCAAATGCTGCTTCAACGCCCTGAGGCTCTACAATGATTTTCAGTTCCTCAACACCGGACAGCGGCGTATCCCAGGAGGCTTTTTTGCCGTCTATGTAGATAGATACAGATAGCTTATCAGGCGCGAAATCCCGCACTTCCCGGGCTAAAAGATCTTTCACAGTGCCGGAAAAATCCGGAATGCTTATCTGTTCAATCGGCCAAATCAGACACTGCCGGGTGTATATCCTGACCTGCATATCTGTAAAACCTCCTCACACACTGCGGATAAAATGACTCAAGCGGCTGTTTGCGGAATCCATGCCAGTTGGTTGTGTGCAGTATATCACCCTGCAAGAAAATGCCGACATGGAACAGAATCCCGTGGCGGTAATAGCAGACGACACAATAATCTTCCGGGGCCGGTATTTCCTGAAACACATGCCGGGCAATCATCCCGGCGGCGGGATCTCCCATGTTTTTCTGTGAAAAATCCACGAATTCCGGCAGTTCAATCCCTTTCCGTTCCTCAAGAATGCACCGCACCACACCCCAGCAATCAAGATCCGGAAATACCCGCCCCCCGGGTGTGTGTCGGACAAAACTGTACTTATCTATCCAGCTCATGCTATGTATTTCAGCCCCGGGGCGTTCTTGTCGGTATATCTCAGCCTGGGAAATGCCGTGTTAAGCATATCGCAGAAAGACGCTACAAACGTGGCTTGCTCAGTCGTGATTTTCGCGTCTGTAACCGTAAGGCGTAATGACTGCATCAGGCTGTAATCATCGGGTGCCCACTCCTGAAGCGTTAAATACGTTGGCGCCAGGGATTCGATGGCCTTTTTTGTCATCTCATACGCCTCCCCGGACACGTTGCAGATAGCGAAGGAAAGATCTGAAAATCCCGAATCGGACCGCTCCGGCAGCTGAATCGTGAAGGCGCTTGCCGCGAAAAAATTATCGCCGATTGTCACGTCCGAATAGCCGAGTACGTAACGGTACGGATTTTCAAATTTTGCGTTTTCAAAAGTTAGTGTTATTACAGGCATCTGGCCGCCGGACGCGCAAATCTCAGACAGGGAATAAATCATAAATCACCCCACGCGCGCAAAAAGGCCGCACATTCCCGGATAGATACACAAGAATTTTTTGCCGCCTATTTCGTATATATTGCCCGATTTAGGCATATCGCTTTCCTCAGCCGCGGGAATATAGCACAGATATATCTCGCCGCGCTCCTGTGAACACGGAACATAGATCTGCCGTGTAAACGCTTCTCCTTTTTTCATTTTGGGCAGCAGAAAAAACTGAGAAGGCATTATACGAGAATTGGCGTCATAAGGAAATGCTAGTGGATTCGCATAATAACGTGAAATTTTAGGTGATAGAAGTTTTATGGCACTTTCCGAACCTGGAAAAGGAACAAGCTTATCCGGATATACAGATCTTGCACGCTCAGGGCCATAATTATCTGCAAAAGCCGGAACAAAATGTTTTAATCCGATTCGCTGATAAAACTGATATGGAACCCATCTTTCTTTCCCCGAAAAAGTTGCGAGAAATTCCGCCCACTGCGGCATAAAAATGTCTTCGTCTGCAATATAGTCTGTGCTCTCCCAGGGATCTCTTTTACTATAAAGTCTTTCGGAAATCTCAACCGGTTCGTTAAAACTGAAATACAGCAGCTGCCCCTGCGGATAATAACTGCCGAGATCTCCCACACTATCGTTTAAATTTTCAAAGAGATTCAGCGCACATGCAACCCCTTTGTCAGTCCTTGTAAAAATAACGGAGAATTGCTCTTCACCGTCGTAGTAAGTTGCAGGAGTAGAACTGCTTGTCAAAAGCGGCTTGAACCTATAACAGGTTGAATAATCACTGTTTATATACTGTAATGATATCCTATATATATCAGTTGAATGATCCAAGTGTACTTTATATGTATAATATTGTAACCCCTGATTATAAGTACGTCCTCGTACTATATTTGTGAGCGGGCAAATTTTTGTAAGTTTTGCCTCGTCTATAATATCGCCGATATTCCGCGCGGCTGTCATCGAATGACACATCGAAAATGATAGCCATTTGCCCATCAGCGTAATCATTAGTACAACGTTATCAACGCTTGTGCCAAAAAAATAAACAGGGGATTTAAAATCATTTAATCCTGATCCGCAAATATACTGATCTCCTGACACAGACTCGGGCGCTCCCGCGCTATAAATCGGATATCCTGTATATTCACTGTCATCAGGTGATACGGATTCCAAGAGGGTTAATCCAGGCGTATTTGCATGAAAAAAATTTATTAAATTTTCCAGGAATTCTTTTGCCGTGTTTCCTGATATAGTTTTATCTGATTTTAAGCTCATTCTTCAATCTTCTTCCATACCGCAATTTTTTCAAAATTGCCTGAACCTGAACCAGCGTCAGCCTCCGGAAGCGGCGCGACCGCTACATCAAGCGTAAAACTGATTTTCCACCGCGTCTCGGTGTCAGACCTCCACGTGAGCGCCGCGGAAATAGCGCCGTTTTGGATTCTGACCGTCTGATATTGCGGTTCCTTGTCGCCTGTGTCTGATGACAGTACAGGCGCCATAAACCACCCGGCACCGCCCGCCGCGTTCTTGTTTATCCAGTCGGTGAAAGCGTTATATTCAGTCCCGGACATGCTCATGTTCACAGACAGCTCCGCGGGCTTCCCGCTGTTGATAACTCTCTGACGTGTGTACCCGTCAGACATCTGCGTTCTGAGCATGTTAGGCTGTGTTTTCAGGCTGTACCCTGACTGTAAAAACCCCGGCAGATATGACGGATAAACCGAGATAGCCATCTTATACCCCCACCCGTTTTAAGCCATAAGACGATTGTAGCACCTGGGCGGCCTGTCCGCCGCGCCTGATGTTGGATACAAAAATATTAATAACATCTCCGTTATCGCTCTGCTGTACCTGCCCGGCCTTTGACGCGTCCTCATACAGATTGACAGACACGGAAACAGCGGCGGACTGTTTACCCTGATTAATCAATCTGTCTGTTTCTTCGGCGCTCTTAATATCCGCGGCGCCGTAGACAATCGCGCCGTTCACCATTTCCGCGCCCCTTTCGGACACTGTGCCCCACATGCCAGCCGGGTTCGGACTGCCGTCCCAGTGCTCACCGGAAAAATTAACGCTCTTAAGCTGTCCGATAAGATTAGCGCCCTGGGCTAAAACGCCCGCACCGGCCAAAAGTCCCGCGGGAAATCCGAGCTTCCACGCCTCCATAGCCCCCTGGATCATGCTCAGAGTAGCTGACGCAATGGCAAAACCCTTTTGCAGCGCGAACATGATTTTATAGCTTGTCGAACCTTCGTTAAATCCGTTTTTCATCGTCTCAAAGTATGAGGATATAGCGCCGCCCATTTTGCCCCACACCCCGACCTGCTGCTCGCCTGTCATAGACGCCAGGCGGGTTGAAAACTGCTCCATAGTCTGATGCAGGGACTTATCACCGAAAAGATCCTGCATCCGGGTGAAAAATCCGGTTATAGCGTCTTCGCTCTCAGTGTAGCTATATGCGCGCTGAATCTTTTCCTGTATCTGACTGCTTTTCGCGTTATCAAGCTGCTTATTTTCCCCGTCCTGCTTTATCTTTGTAAGCCGGTCCTGATGTGCCTTTTCCGCCATCTCAACAGCCTGATGATACTCAGACGCCAGGATCGTGCCGGCGTCATAAAACTGCTTAATCTGCGCTAAACTGTCCTGATATTTCTTGTTTTCTAACTCTAAGGGCGTAAGCAGCGCGTTAGCGGCCTGTTCCCCGGTAGACTTGAGCGACTTAAAAAAGGATTCCCACGTTTTGCGGGCGCTGTCTATTGCGTCCTTTGCGGACTTGCCCGCGGACCCTTTGCCACCGGACTTGCCGGGCGTAAATACAGCGGCCGCCCCCGCCCCGGATTTACCATCAAGGGATTTTAATGCGTCAGCCTGTCTTTTCAGCCTGGCTTCCCTGTCCTCATCGGCTTTTACAGACGCGGCCGCGGTATCAGCAATCATCATCTTGATACCCTTGTAAGACGCTTTTACATCGTCAAAAAGAGAATCAAACTCCGTGTGTGCCGCGTCTGCCGTGGCCTTAAAACCCTCATCAAACAGGCTTGAAAGGCTGGGCGTATTTTTTAATGTATCGCCAATGGCCAAGAAATCGCCGTGAACGACCTCATGAAGAACCGCCCCGGTTTTGTCGCCTATCGTAGTGAGAACGTTAAACACCGATTTGCTGAAACTAATGAGGGCTGTCCCCGCGGTAGCAATGGCTGCTTTTATCGTCTTGAGCACAGACATAACCGCGGCTGTTACTATCGTAACGCCGATTTTTAACAGGCTGAAGAAGTTGCTGAAAAAAGTATTTACATATTCCCCGCAGGTGCCTGAGGAATCGCCCACGCTCCCGGTTATCTCATCAATCGCGGCGCCCGCTTCTGTCGTGATGTATTTAAGCCCGGCCCGGAAATCGGTCATGAACCGGGCTAAATCCGAGGTGATAGCCTGAAACCACTGATTATTATTTATAAAATTGCTTAAACCGTCTAACGCGTCAACAGCTATCCAAACAGCCTGGGTTATCACCTCACCAAGCCCGCCGTTTCCGTTTCCGCCGACCGCGTATAAAAAATCACCCCAGGCATCGCCGATGTTTTTTATAGCGCCCGTCAGGCCCTGCATCTGACTTTCCGCAGCGCCGGCAAAATCGGATTTGCTGATGCTTGACACATAATCAAGCATGGCCTGCTTCGTGTTAGCTATTTCGGTAACAGAACCCTTAAACGTTACGCGGATTTTATCCCCGGATTTTTCAGCCTGAATACCCAGGGCCTGTAACCCGCGCAGCTGTCCGGCTGTAGCTGAATAAACCGCCTGGGAAACTTCTGTTAATGATTTTCCGGTGCCCGCCGCGATGTTGCTCAGATCTTTGATTAAATCCGTTGACGGCATGATTCCGGATTTGCCAAGAGTCAGAACGGACTGCCGGATCTCATCAAAAGACTGCGGCAGTTCTCGTGAAAGATTATTGAATGTATTAAAAACCGCGCGGGCCTGTTCTGTGCTGTCAGTAATAGCCCGGAATGAGGATATAACCTTCTCATTTCCTGCTACCACATCCGCGATTTGCTTAAAAAATGCCGCTGTGACAAATCCCGCAAAAATCCCTTTTAAGGATGTAACAGCGGTCCCGACATCCTGCCAGGATTTTTTAGCTTTTTCCCCGGAGCGTTCGATATTCCGGGCGGTTTTGTCGGCCTGTCTTTCCGCGCCTTTGATCCCTGACTGAAAATCATCAGTCCTAAGCTTCATAAGCAGCGTTAAACTTTTTGCAATGGCCATAATCCGCCCCCGGTTTTAATCCTGATACCCCTCCGGCCTTACCTTTCCGGAATGCTTTTTGCTGTACTCATACTCCGCATTTTGCAGCAGATAATAGC